TAATCCAGGATATACCGATTATGAAAATCAAGTAATCAATTATTTGAGACAAAATAATGCAACATTAGACGATGTTATTAATTATTATTCTCAAAAGGCAATTGAGGACTACTTAAATGAGCATCCTGAAGCACGACATGAGAGAGTATATGATATAGACAGTTATACTGATGACGAGGTATATTTAGCTGATTTAAAAAATAAATATCCAGATTTTACAGATGAAGAGCTTACCGAAAAACTCGATTCTGCAAAACTGAATGAAGATTTATTTAATAAAGAGGTATCTGCTATCCGTACAGCTCAAAAGGCTTATGAGGAAGAGCAGACAAGGCTCCAAGAAGAAGCAGAACAGCAAAGTTATCAAGAATTACAGCAAAACCTTCAGAGAGTGATGGCAGATTTCAATGAAATCGTGCTTGATCCAGACGATCCTAAATCTGATGCACTCCAAATAGAAGACGCAGATAGAGCAGTAATGCTTAGATATCTTACTGAATTAGATAAAGACGGAAAAAGTCAATTAGTAAAAGATTTAGAGGATCCACAAGCTTTAATTGAACTTGCTTATTACAGAACAAGAGAAAGAGATAATCTTACTGGTCTTACAAGATATTGGAAAAATGAACTTGCCAATGAGCGTAAGGAGAAAGCAAAACTTCAAAAAGAATTGGATAAACTAAAGAATAAAGGAAATAATTCGTTTGTGGCAACTCCCAAAAATGAACCAGCAAATCGTAAATCAAAAGTAAAAACGATTTCCGACATTTATTGGTAGTGTCTTTTATTTATAATAATTAATTAATAAGTTAAAGTATGAGAATATCAGGTTTTACAACTATTAGACCAAACATGGCTGACACTCGTACCTATGAGGACTTCATGAAGTTCTTGAGTGTGTTAAATGCTCAAGTAAAATCTTGTGAATTGCTGGAACCCCTCCGTCATACTTTAACTAATTGGGGAATCAGCAGGGAAGCTATAATTTAAACGATTATAGAACCTTCAACGACTAATTACTTGAAACTACTTGTAGAATAAAGTAAACACGAGCGCAAGACACTAAATTTAGTGATGATATAGTCTGAACATATACGATGGCAAAGTATATGAAGTATAGGATAAAGAGCCTATACGATAACACATTGGTTAAACCTGCCAGACTTGGTTTGGTCTCTACTCTGTACGATCAGTACACAATTACGCATCTTACTGAAGCACTTCAGAATATTTATACCAAAGGTAAGGCTAAGGATAGCTATAAGAGCGTTGATTCTTTCGTAGTTGAATGGGACATTCAGGTTAAGAGAATTAAGAGAGTTCCTATCCTCCGTGTTGAGGGTGATGGATGCAATGGCTCCGACATTCTTTTCTATTTCCCTGAGAACTACTATCAGAAGTTCGATACCTTTATCATTGAGAAGACTCGTGACCTCATCATCGTGATGAATCGTCCTCAGAGACTTCGTGACAATGAATTCCTTGTCATTGGTAAAATTAACGACTCGGATTACACTTCCGCTATCGTTCCTGAAGCGCTTGCAGGCGAAATGACTCGATTCGTGACTAACTATATGCCTAAAAGTAACTTGGGCCACATAATGGTGACATTATGATGAAAAGTTTTCTAATTGCTGGAAACTCCGTCTTTCTGATATTCACGGACAATCAGCAGCTAAGTCTAAGGAATGTGCAAACAATTTTGGAGCACCTTAGAAAAGTTCAAAGATCAGACCGAAAGGTCGTAGACTATTTTTGTCGAAATGGAAACTAACTTTAAAAAGTATAAAACATGAAATGAATTGTATATCAAACGACAAACATTGTTAATGCACACACGTATATCGGTGTACATAAAACCGTTGATCCAAATGTATTTGACGGTTATTTAGGATGTAACTGTTACGCAACACGTCCATCTTCTTACGCAAATCCGGAAACTCCATTCCAATTTGCTGTTAAAAAATATGGGCCTGGTAAGTTTAAACGTGTTATATTAAAAGTTTTTGATTCATCTAAAGAAGCTTTCGATTTAGAAGCACAACTTGTCAATTTAGACTTTATAAAAAGATCCGATACTTATAACATTAATTTAGGAGGATGCGGTGGACGAGTCGGAAAACCTTTTTATCAATTCTCATTAGATGGAAAACTCTTAAAAAAATGAGAATCGTTAGAAGATGCATCTGAATTTTTAGATTGTCCTTGAAGAAGTCTATGAAACGCTAGTTATCATAAATTAGGAAGGCGTGGATTTTATTGAAGTTACAATGATTCAATAAACATATCTGATTATTGTACGCAAGTTGGAATTCCTGTTTATAAGTATGACGGTGAGAGCTTTAAACTACTAGAAATGTATGAATCACAAGGAATTGCTGCAAAAATTAATGGTGTAGATAAAGCAACAATTCAAAGAGCTGTAAGAGGCGGTTATAAAGTAAACGGCTTCTTTTATAATACGACATTATTAGAAACATATTCTGGAAAAGAATCGGTTTCTTTAAGATCCGGAATAATACATGTTTATAATTTAGACGGAACATATGTTACAACTTTAAATACAAAAAATGAAATTTTAGAATATTTTAGAATCAAAACATTAGCTCCTGTACAACAGGCCATGCGTTGTGGAACACAGTATAAGTGTTATCAGCTATCTTTGGATAAAGTAGAAAAAATGGAACCAATAATTGATAAAAGAAATATTCATAAACGTGTTGGACAATATAATTCTTGCGGAGATCTTATTGAAGAGTATGATACAGTAACAAAAGCTAGAGAAAAACATGGAGCTGGTGTATCAAGATGTCTTAAAGGTCAACAAAAGCAGTGTCATGGTTTTATATTTAGATATTTATAAAAGTTAATGATATGATCTGACCTCTATGGTAACATAGAGCTAACAAAACACGTGGAGCTTCACGAAGAGGGCTATACAAAGTATCAATCGAACACAGAAAAGCATAAACACATGTTCATGTGCTACGTATTAGTGATAATACGGAATTAAACTCCTTTAATTGCGAGAAACTCCAGAAATGGACGATTCGCAGGCAAGCTTACAATTGTAAGAAGCTTCAGAGACTATCGAACAGGTAATTAAGTAGAAATAACTTAATGAGTAACTAAGTAGAGTACAGTTTACAACTGGAAATGGGGAGCATCTTTAAAACGGTAATAGAATTAAAGATGATGATATAGTCCGATCTGTATGGTAACATACAGTTAACAAATTGAGAACATTTATTGCAACACATCGTTGTGATGTTGACATGTCCGCGATGTACAAACCACTTGAAGACGTCTTTATCCAGATTGGTCAAGGTAAAGATGGTGGTAAGGATGATCCTGTCTTCGTTCTTAAGAAAGCAGAAGAGCAATGTATTGAGAACTTCCTTGAGGCCCGTGATATGGCACTCGTATGAGGGAAGGCCAATATTGATAGTAACGGGAAACCGAAGATTTATGACGATTGACGTTTTAGTCGTCTTTAAACGGGAAGAATTGCTGGAAAACCTTAGTTGGTAATCAGCAGCCGAGCTACACTTAGGTTAAGAGAGTGTAGAAGGTTCAGAGACTAGATGAGTGAGCCTAACAATAATCTCATCCACGAGAATCCCGCACGAAAGTGATGATATAGTCCGACCTACGGATATAAAATGAAACCGTAGAAATACAGGATAAAGAACCTGTATGATAACAATGTGGAAACAGGTAGGCCTAAACATAAATGGGCGGCATAATGGTGACATTGTGCAAAAATATTTTCTCTAATTGCTGGAAACTCCAGAAATGGACAATCAGCAGCGAAGACTGAACAAGGTAGGTCATATATGATAACAGTTCAGTAACGTCCAACGACCATCTCCGGAAGGAGAGTAGATTTATTATTAATCGAAACGGGAAATAACTTATGAAATATATTGTATATTTAACTAAAAATTTAATTAACTCACATATTTATATAGGAGTTCATGGAACAGAAAATCCAGAAATCTGGGATTATTATCTTGGTGACGGGTGTTTTGCAAATAAACCAAGTTCGTATAATCATTGTAAATTACCATTTGCAGCAGCCGTTCACAAATACGGACCAAATAATTTTAGAAGAACCACTCTAAAGGTATTTGATAATATAAAAGAAGCTTTATATTTAGAATCAATTCTTGTAGATGAAAAATTTATCAAACGAAGAGATACATATAATATAACTTTAGGTGGAGGTATTCCTCCAATTCTAAATAAAAATGTATTTCAATATGATTTAAATGGAAATTTTATAAAAGAGTGGTTTTCAATTGTTAAAGCTACTGAAGAACTCAAGTTATATAATGGTGCAATAAGAAATGCTGTATTAAATAAATGCAGTTGTGGAGGATTTTATTTTACATTTAATAAAGTTGATAAACTCGATATATCTGATTACAGAGAAACAAAATATAAATCGCATGTTCTTGTATATAACCAAGATAGAATGCTTCTTAATGAGTTTCAAAGTATTGCGGATGCTGCAAGGTTTTATGATTTTGATCCTAAAGCAATTGCAGGTGCTATTCACGAATGAGGTTTATGCTACGGATTAATTTTTATTCCTGACACAACAACTATTGATGAATTTTTTGCAAAAAGAGAATCTCAAGTAAGAGTTGGAAAAGTACAAGTCTTTCAATATGACTCTATTACTGGAGAATATATA